TATATGTGTTTAGGTTTCCCGTTTAATACTCCGATTTTCACTAACATCTCACAATGTTAGGCGGCAGTCGTTTTACCGCTTGTTCTGGCAAAATCACCACTTTGCGTTTTTGTTGCGTCTAATAAATACTGATACCTCAGCATCACCTTCTCAGCTTGTGTCATTTCAGTCCATGATTTAGTAATTCCTTTTGCTAAAGCATATTCTTTCAATGTGGCAACACTGAGATCAATGCCTAAACTACGTAACGGACGTACCATCCCTGCAAGTCCTGACTGAATCTTCTGGTACGCATCCGCTGTATCAATATTGTAGAAAGCGGATAAATCCCCTGCTAATTCGACCATTTTTACAGCCATTACAGATGAATTATCCGAAGAAATGTTTGACGCTTTAAACATTGCATTCAAAGTACCTGCGTACTGTTTAGCAGCGCCTTTTGCGATACCGAATTGTTTAATAGCATTGTCTGCCCAATCTTCTATGTATCCGGTCATATTTTCACCGAATACTGATTCTATAATATGGTCAATTTCTGTAATATCGCCGCCAAGTGTTAATGCTTCTTTTGCCCAATTAAAAACACCTGTAATTCCGCGAAAACCTATTATAGTTGTAAGTAAGTTTTTAAAACTGAATTGCAGAGAATTAACAGAATTTACATTTTCTTTCGCACCCCTCAGTTCTTTCCATAGGTTTTTAATCCCGAAAATGGCATTGCTTAAACCTGCTCCCGCAAACTTAATGAATTTTGAATTCAGCTTTGATATTTCAGAACCTAATGTTTTTAAGCCAGTGCCAATTTTTTTTATTGTTGATAAAAACACATTAAGGCTTGTAGTTAATGTTTTATTTATAGCATTACTTAAAGAAGAGCCTAATTTTTTTATTAAAGATACAAATGTCTTAATTGAATCGCCAAGCGTGTTAAAAACATTCTTTGCAATTTGCACTTCACGGCTATTCTTAGTTATTTGTGAAGCCATGTCATTCATTGATGAACCAGCAATTCTACTATTTTTTGATAATTCCGCTAATGCATTTGCTGTTTGAGCTACATTATCTGATATAGTGATATTTGACAAATAATCAAAAAAACTTTGTACTTCAACAGCTAACTGCGGAAATACTTTCACAGTCTCAGATAGTTTTTGAGTGCTGCGTAAGAATGATGAAATCGACTTAAAGATATTAACTGATTCTGGATTAATTTGGCTAATCTTGTCTAACTGTTTAAATAATTCATCCATCGAATTAACATCGAAGTTTTTGCTTTCAGTTGACAACCTAGCGAATGCATTTATAAATGATGTAATACCACCAGTTTTTAAATCAACGCCTTGTAAGTTCTGAAGTTGTTTTCTTAGTGTATCTACATCACCTGAAACTTGTGAAATATCTTTTATCTGTAATCCTTCAAATGAGTTTTTCAACTCTTGCTTAAGATGAGAAGTATCAACGCCAAGTTTTACATTGATTTTTCCGTAATCCTTTTTCGCAGCTTCATTTATCGCTCTTTCTATTTGAGTAACAAATCTGTTTGGGTCAATTTTTAAATCAAGTGGAATAGTTTTCGCAGATTTTTGCATATTGGATGCAATCGTGCTATTTACTCCATCTATTGCTTTTATATAAGAATCGTTTACAGAATTAAAGACATTTGTTTTAATCTTTGATATTTCAATTGGGTCAAACAATGAAATTGTTTTATTTGCAAGTTCATCTTTTGCAAAACGAATCTTTTCAAGCAATGCATAAACTTGATCTTCTTCATTTTCAATATCGCGTATATTCATCATGATACCGGGGAAGTTGCTTATCATATCTTCCCAAATGGTATCTATGTTTTTTCCACTTTTTTGATTGAAAAACAGTTGTCTTTCTGTTCTTGATGTACTTTCGTTAAAATTTCTAGTATCTACGGCATCTGTTAATCTGATTTTATTCTGATTAACATAAGCAAGAAAATCTTTATAAACTTCCTTCATCCCTGTAATGGATTCATCGAATGATTCTCTTGCTACTTTTCCGTGTTCAATAATAAATTTAAAAACTTCTTCTGTATCGTTTAAATCGCCCATACGGTTTTTATCTACTGCTATGTTTTTACCCATTTGAGCGATCATATTTGTTAATTTATCTGCATCTGCGCCTTTAATGTTATACGTATTAGCTAAATCTTTCGCTATACTATCTGTTATAGTGTGGATATCTGATGCAGTTTTTTGAACAGCATATTTAAGCCTTTCCGCTTTATCAAAACCACTAATTTCAAGTGAGAGATTTAATTTCTTATCTTGAAGATTTTTAAGGTCTATTCTGCTGAGTTTATCTAATTGGTCGATTGTTTTCGACAAATCAGGCATTTTTAATCCATCTAACCCGGATAATGCCTTTATTACACTTCTAACATTGCCTACATTATTCCCGATCTTTTTTAATGGAGTATTTAGACCCATTAAGGACGCGCACAGCCTGTCTATAGACTGTTCAGCCTTTGCGGAACTGGACGCTATTTCTATTTGTAGGCTATCTATAGTCATATCATTATTTTCTACCATATATACGCCCCCTTGATATACATATAAAAAGACGGTAGTATTTAACTACCGTCACTCAATCTTTTTGGTACTGAAAACAACTCACGCATATTTTCTGCGAATTGTTCTCTAATTTTATCTTTTTCATTTTCAGTCATATCTTCAGTAACTTCGATATTTATTTGAGGCTCATTTTTTTCAAGTGGTTTCTTAGGATATTTTACTTTCTTTCCGTTTAAAACACTTGCTACAGCCATTCTTACATATAGACCGTTAAGCCATGCGGAATATTCAATTTCCTCTGTTTTAATCTTGATTTCACTTTTTTTTCGTGAATCATATTCTCGTATAAATATCTCAATGTCATTCGGAGTGCTATGAAAATAATCATGCTTAGACATTCCACGACTAATCGCAGCTTTGTATAAGCGTCCAAGCATTACACTTCTATAGCTTTCACTTGTCTCTTCTTGTGATCCTGCGGCACTTTCTTCGGTTTCTTCTCGTTCGTCCCAATTATACTGCTCAGACCTACTAGATCGAAAAAACCATCTTCACCCATTTGGTCAACGCATGTGGTGAAAAGATCATACCAATTATCTATACCGCTATTTTCATCACGAAGCAATGAAACAGCAAGCCTTTTAGCAGCATTCATATCCGGAACTGTTTTATCACCATCTGGATGAGAACCATGATGTTCAAGCAAACCTGCATAGAAGCAAACCAATGCTGTGTACGGAATATCCGAAACCCCTGAAAGCATTTGTTTCATATCATCGCCATTACTGAGATCAACAACCAGTCCTGAAATTTTTTCAATACATTCATGACAAAGCGATGCTTCAATCGTGAATTCAAGTTTATAATCTTTACCGTTAATAGTCATTGTTTTATACATAAAGTGCGGCCTCCCGTATTTTTAATATATCTCTATCACGTTGTAGAAGATGAAGAATCTGTAGGTTCAACCTTCGTATCCATTTCCTTGTATTCGTCAATAGTACAAGAAATAGATGCAACCAGAAGTTCGTTCTGTCCAACATCCGGAAGAGGAATTTTCTCACCCGGCTGCGCTACAACGAAGAATGCTTCATCAAGGTTCGGAATATCAATCTGGAACCATGTTCTCTTACCACTTGCAAGAGCGGTTTTTGCGGATGTAAGCATTGTCTTATAAATTGTCTTGGTTTCAGTTGTAAGGTTGAAGTCAAAACTCCAATCGCCACCTGTTGACTGTCTACCTGCAATACTACGTTCAGTGCTGTCTTCAAGAGCAGACGCGTCAATAGTTTCAGTATCAAGTTCAATACCTGAAATCTGGTTTACTCTAGGAAGAAGAGTAAATGTAGCAGGTTTCTGCCCTGCAGTGGTTTCAATACCATAACTCAGTCGTACTCCGAGTGTACTAACACCTGCAATCGTAACTGCCATATTAGTTTCCTTTCTCCCCTAATTATTTGGGGTAAGCGATTGCTACCTATTAGCAATCGGTAAATTTGTCATTATTCACTTAAATCTTTTAGAAAATAGCCACAATAGTTATTCAGAACAAAACGGCTTGTGATTTTTGTAACAGTATCACTTACCTTAATCGGTTCTGAATTACCTATTCTGTGGAAACCTAACTCAATAAAAAAGTTTGCACTTGCTGAATCAATATCATACAGCATTGTGTATTTATTTGAATTTATATAGGCTTCAGTCTCGAATGTAAGGTTTATACTTGATTCATCATTTTGCAATGTACTACCATTTGTCGGTCTGCCTATAAGTCTGAAATTAGCATATGGAAAATTGGCTTGTTTCTTTGTGTCAAATACCATTCCGAAGTATTTCGCTTTAGAATTAGCTAACAGGTATTCTCTCCAAGCACTATAAACATCGTCTATATTGAATTCTATCCCTGTAGCCATTACTTAAACACCTCTTTTGCTATCTCGATAAACTGTTTATGAATTTCCGTATCAGCATAATACATTGGCATTGCAGCTTCTGTACCTCTGCTCATTACCCATTCACTTGTTTCATCGTCAAAATAAAACCAGTAATCTTCTAGTCCGTGACCTTTACCGTATGAACCTATAATCATTCCAAGTGGTTGACCATATGGATTCGGACTTGTTCCACCTGCTCCGTTATAAGCAACACCTGCACCGAATTCAATAAAAGCTACATCTTTCCCGTATAAAACAAGTGTAACTTTTACATTCGAGCCTGATTCTTCTAACCATGCATATGTATGTAAGTCATTAAAATCAGAATCGCCCCTACTGTATTTATGAGCATCAATTACTTTAACACCAAGGTCTGATAATCGCTGAACAAAAATAGATGTTTTAAATCTGATTTCTTCTTTATAGAATTTCAGTTCTTTAATAGTATTCTTAATTGAATTAGCTGATAGCTTAACCTTGAACGTCTTGCTCATCATCGTCACCATCTGATTCAGGTTCTGATTCTTCTTCTGATTCTTCACCTGCTATTTTCTTTATTCCATATCTTGCAATAGTTCCCCTTGCTGTATCCATTATGTGAGTCAATACATAATCGGGTTTAGTTATTGGCTCTCCATCTTCTTCACCATCAACAAGCGTTATTTTTTTTCCTGATCGTGTTGTGTATACTTTATTGCTTCTTGAGGTTAAATAAATGGTTCCATAATTGAGTACAAGATATCCATTTTCATCAATAATAGGCTCTCTATCAACAAAAAGCACCATTCCTTCTTTTGGTTTAAAATCTCTATCGTAAGATATAAAATATCTACTATACTCAGATACAAGACCTACTGCTAATTCATGTGGAGTCCCTGATGTATTTGAAACAGAAACACGATGTATTTCAGGCTTACTATATGTAGTAATTGGCTCCATATGAGAATCATCTATATATGCAGTACATATCCAAATATTCTGTTTCCGTCTACGCAAACTTCTCATATTTGTGACCTCATTTATATATAATGTTCCTGCCCGCCTTCAATGGAACAACCCTACGCCAAGTACGTGAGGCCGCAACGCAATCCATGACGCACACACATCCTACTCATTTAACTATTTTAGCTATTGGAATAATGCCACGAAAGAAACTATCAGGAGTGCCACCAGATTCCCACGATGTAGTCTGACCTGCTTCATAAAATGTTGTAACGCCTTCTTTGCCTATCTTATCGTAATGATATTCTGCAATGTGTCTAATGTTTGTTCTATATTTATTTAAAACTTGTCTTTCTTGTGTTTCGCGTTCAGAATCATTATTGTATCCATTAGGGAATCTGGCATTCCTCACTTCTTCTATGGCATCATCAATCATAGCTTCAACGAGAGGACGCTGTTCATCTGTGTAATCATCAGATGCATATTTAATTAGAATATACACAAGTTCCGCTCTCGTTGTGTTCATCTTTAATCCCTCTTTACATTAGGTCTTCCACGCTTTTTGCTTGCTATCTCGTCTGTAGTATCAAGCTGTTGTTCAATATTATGAGCAGGTTTTTTCTCGTCAATCGGGACATTTTCTCCTGCCATATAGAGAACATCTTTGTATTTTACAATATGATCAAAAACCATGTGATTACCTCGATTATTTTACTTTAAGCACATACAGACCATCCATACCTTCAAATGACGGAAGTGCGATCTGAGAAACAGTTGTCTCATGACGTACAGGCGGGCCATAGATGTTCTGAATTGCAACTGCAATGCCAGAATCAAGAATTGAAACATCTACTTTGGCATCTCCAAGGAGTGTTCTTTCTTCCGGTGTTTGTCCTGTATATGTTGAACCAAGCGTTCCATCGGCAATAACGGACACATAGTCATCCGGGAAGAATTTCTTCTGCGTACCGTCATAATCTTCATACTTCTTATCGTAAATAAGAGGAATTAGACCTGTTTTTCTCTGGAAAACTTCTTTTGCTGTACCTCTGTCAAGGAAGTCAACTGCATTCCCGGTAATTGTAATAAGCGCATTCCTCATTTGGTCAGCGGATACAAGCATATTCAGAGTAGTTGTATTCATGAGTGCGTATTTTGCTGAATATCCATAATTCGCAAGAGCATCTACCGCATCCTGAATATCATTAAGTGGTTTACATGTACTTGTCTGGTTCCACCTATTATCGCCTGTAAGCAGTTCATAATGATTATTCTTCCACGAACTATCCTGATCGTAGTTATACTTGTAAATCGTATTATCAGCCGCGCCAATCTGAATAACCATATTACCGGAATCCGGAGCGAGAAGAGCCATTCTCATGCGCTCAGCAGCAATACGCGCACCATCGACAAGGTTTTTAACATCATCATATACATGTTCAATAGCATCCTGTGCAAACGGATCGTTAGCATCCATTGCCCTCTGAATTTCAAACAAATCCTTTTCTGAAATCTTCATAGATTCACGGAAAAGTGGCATTTCCTCATTGACTACTGTGAAACCCTTGCGCGGCCTAATTGTTGCAAGAGCATCATATGTAGAAGGCTTCAGAACTACGCCAAGCCCGTTATGAGCCTTAATCCATCTCAGGTCAATACCAGCTTTTCTCTTTACTGGGAAAAATGCTTCTCCCATGTACGGAATTGTATTGCTCTTATCGTTCGTCAGACGAAAAGCGATACTTCTCGCTGTAAAAACATCATTAAATCTCATTTTGTTCTACTCCTATATATTTTTGAAGTCAGCGGCTACATCTAATCTGTAGTCGGTCAATTAGTTCCAGTTATATTTCTTAGTTATGCATCATAGTAATTATTCGAATGCGATTCTGCACCCGGCTGCGTTAAGCGCAGTTGTAAGTGCCGCGTCATATGTCAGTCCAGAATTAGCTTGTGCGCGAGTTTTATTCACGTAACCAACTTTAAGAACCGCGACCTGCGGATAAGATTCATACACATCATGAAGAAGTAGACCAATCGCTCCTGTCCACGGTGTCTCGGACACAACTTCACCATCTGCATTGATCGGAGTTCCTGCCTTAATATACCTCACACCAAAATCATCGGCATCAGAAACACCTGTAAAATCAGCAGTGAATGATACAGCTTCAAACTCTTTACGGTTAAGGATTTCGACTTCATTACTAACACTAACAGTGTTAATTCTCATATCACCTCTAGCCATTTTAAAACCACCTTTCAATTACATATAATTTTTAAGTATATCTTGGCTTTCGCCATTAAAATTGTTATTTGATTTTTGAATACTCGCTTTTGCAAGCATCATTGCCGGGTCATCTTTATCAGAGTCTCCGTTACCTGCGTGAATATCAGGTCTGGATTTAAGTAAATCCTGAATTGCCTTATCTACCGCTACTTTTTCTCTTCCTTTAACAAACGCTCCAAGTTTATCAAAGAATGAGTCAGCATCTTCAAATTCAGGCATTGTAGCTGCGAATGCGTCAGCATCAGCTTCTGCCATTCCTACGCCAACAAGTCTCTTGCTGTACTTATTTGTGCGGAGTTCCTTTTCCATTTCAGCGAAACGTCTTTCCCTAGCTTCTTGTGCTTCAGTCTCAAGTTGGTCTGCTGTCATAAGGCTCTTGTTCTTATCAGTAAGTTCTTTAATCTGCTTATTCTGCTTTGAAATTGAATTCTTATAGCGTTCTGCGTCTGCTTTTGCTTTGGCGAGTTCTGCTTTGATTAGTTCGATTGATTCTGAATTATCAACATCATCTGTGTTGTCCGTATCAACTTCACTTATTCCTGATCCATTACCGGAACCATCTAAGTCACCGTCAAGCGATTCACCTACATCTGTATTTCCTTCCGGTGCTACTGCAAAACGTGCATGTTTGCCAAAAATACGACTGTTGCTGAAATGATTGTTCATAAATTTTCTCATAAAGATAACCTTTCTGTTTATTCTGCGGTTGTCTCCGCATTGTGTTTAATTTATTGTTCGATCTTCCCTGACCGACTGCGTTTTAACGTCTTCCCTGACGGTATATATTAAAAGCCTTTCGGCTAGTATTATTAT